TGTGATATGTTATTAGATTTTGATCGTAGTATGGTTGAATCTATTTTAGATAATGGACATGATTGGGCTCAAGATCATATTTCTGAAGCTAAAAACAATATGGATCAAGTATTTGATTTCATGATGAATGAATCAAAAAAAGACGGTATGGAATTGTCTATGAATATTGACGATAAAGATATGTTTATGTCGGAAGGTAGAAAAAAGAACCGAAAAAAAACAGGAACACCTCTTTGTGCTAGAGGTATTGCATCTGCAAAGGCAACATATGACGTATATCCAAGTGCTTATGCTAATGGTCACGCTGTTCAAGTATGTAAAGGTTCGATTAAAGGTCTTGATGGTAAAACACATTGTTCGGGAGCTTATTGTTAAAAATATTTTTTTTATTCAAATAATTTATATATATTTGTACAAACAAACAATATATAGATATGAAAAACAGATTAAAAAGATTCTTAAGTAGATTAAAACTTAAATTTTACATTTGGTCAAAAAGATCTTCAAGTATTATACCAACTTATCAAAATGAAATCCTATCATATGAAAAGACGTGTTTTAAAATATGTCTTAAAATAATTCAACATAAAGATACGGAATTTATGATAGCCCCAATGTCTGATAAACGTTATCTTAAAAATGACGATATGAAAATTTTCATAACAATGACAGATCATAGGGTTGAGATCACTAATCACGTTTATAATTATAATGTTAAACTACATGATAGGGATTGGGAAAGATTAACATATATTTTTGATCTTGAAGCGGATAAGAGAAGACTTAATTATGAGGGTGAGGTTAATTCACAAATCACTAACTCTCTACACAATATCTTAGAAAGAGTTTCTAATTTCGATTAAAATTTTATCAACCAAAGAATCTACGGATTCTTTTTTTGTTTTATATGATGTCATTATTGGTTTTTGACCTTTTCCTGTTTGAGTATCTTTTTTCTCGGCGGTTCTTTTTTGTTGACATGCGGATCTTTTTTGTGAATCACTCATTTTACCTGCAACTCCAGCCGCCCTACATTTAGGGTAAGATCCTTTAGATGTATCTTGTCGTCCACATGGAGGATGTTTACCGTCAACTTTACTACAAATGTTAACCCAAGGACCTTTTGGTTGAGAAGATCCTTTAGACTTCTTCTTTTTACCAAACCAAACTGCAAGATCTTCAGAAATTGTGTCTTTAGTTATTTTTTTTATATTTTTTTTTGAACTATCCATTGAACCATCATAACTATCATATTCTAACATTGGGTTATCGTAGTTAGATACGGGTATTGTGAATGGCCCATTTTGAGAATCATTAAATCTTCTAATACCTACCTGTAGCGGAGTAATGTATGATCCTCTACTCCCTGAACTATCTGAAGTTACTTCCAATAATATTTTTTTTATAATTTTACTAAGTCTATCCATTTGATTATATTATATAAATATCTTATATTTTAATTATGGAAAAAGAAAATATAAATTATGGTAATTTATTTGGAACAATTGATTTGATTAGTGAACAACACTTGGATATTATTCTCTTATCTATGGATAAAGACCATTCAATATATTATTTAGTTGAGGCGGTTAAAGCAGCACATAAACGGGGGTCGTTTACAATTGGTGAATCTGAAGTTATATCAAAATCAATAAGAGTGTTATCAAAAATTGAAGAACCTACACAAACTAATGAGAAATAAAAAAGGAGACAATTACTTGTCTCCTTTCTCTTATTCGGTATTTAATTGATTATCTCAATTCTCTTAAATCGAATGTTCTAACGCCATCTACGGTAATTCTTCCGTAAAATCTGTTGTTGACCATCTTTTTTGCGTATCTCGTCATTATTCCTTTGATCGGAGTAAAGTTGAACGGATTGTACATTGTAGGTGTTAATTGTAGAGGTACGTACGGTGCGTAGATGTAACCTGTGTCTAACAATGATGTTCCTTTGTGTCCAATCAAAACTTGGTTTGGTGGGAAGTAAGGATCACGATAAACTTGGTAACGTCCTGCAAGAGTACCTACTCTTTCAATACCCATGTTATACTGATCTTGCTCAGGAGATGCGTTAGATACGTGGAAGTATTCTAAATCATCAAAGATTGCAGAAACCTCAGAAGAAACAACAATCCAGTTAGCTCCACCTCTCAAAGTTGATTTGTGGATTTGTGCTGACAATTGGTTAATTGCTGTAATCAAAGTTTGATTCCAATCTTTTTGAGTATAAGATGTTGTTTGAGAAATTCTTCTCCATCCGTTGTAATCCCAACGTAGGTTCCAAGCCGCTCCACTTCTTAAATCACGAAGTATTTCACGGTCAATCTCAGCTGCAACTTGCTCAGATAACAATGCAGTTAACTCAGCTTCAGCGTCGATGTTATGGAATGCTGCAACGTCTTGAGCTAACTCAGGAGACCATTGTGCTCTTAATTTTCTTTCTGTAACAGATACAGTAACTGAATCTAAGTCAAAAGAAACCTCACCGATTTGATCTGCAAATTCTAATTGTTCATATCGTCTAAATACTGAAACAAAAGAATCTACCTGTGCTCCTGAATAAATTGTAGTACCTGTGTAACCATCTAAAGATGTTGAATCACAATCAGCACATACTGGACAAGATAAATCAACTTCTAAGTAGATACATCCTGTTGGGTCACAGATATTTTTGAATGAGCCACCATTTCCATCAGCTGGATATGTTGTTTGTGTTGTGTTACCGTATTGTACAATACCTTGACCATATTGTTGAGTAACAACTCTGAACAACAATGGAACTGATACACCATTTGAACTAATAACATTACATGGAGTAGTTGCTGCAGAAAATTTAGTTAAATCAGCATAAATTTTAAGACTTGATAAGAAAGACTCAGAGTCCATTTCATTTCCATCAGGTCCGATTAATTTACCAGCTCCTAATTCAGCGAAACCACACATTTTAAGGATTAGTTTTCTTTGGTTACCTGTAGGTGCCGTAGAACCTGTTAATGACCCATTAGACCATATTTGTATATCTGTAGACGCTGTAACTGCTGACCATTGACCTTTAGAGTAATCAAATAATCCTGGAGGATCTAAATCTGCAGCACTACCTTCATAAAATAAATCATAAAGATTTTTTCCGAATGCTCCTGCATTTGATCCGTATCCTGCTCCTGGTCCTGAGTTACCTGTACCACCTGCTGTAGGTCCGTTCGGTGCTCCGATTGGTTGATAGTGAGTTCCAGACGCATTTGCCGTACCACCATTATAACCTTGAATTTTAGGTACAAAGAAGAACAATTTACCAATAGGTAAGTTCATTGCTTGTACAGATACTATTTCGTTAGCCAATAATTTAGAGAAAACTCTTCTTACGATAGGGAAAACAACTGTTTCAAATGCTCCATTGGAACCTTCAGAAGTTGCTTCGTTAATCAAGAAAGAAGCTTGGTTTTCATATAACTGTGCTACGTTTTCTTTTAGGTGACCTCTAAGGCCTTCAAGGAATCCTAATTTATCCCATTTGTTAATTGTGTCTTCTTTGATAACTTTAAGGTGTTTTAACCCGATATTACCAACAAGACCTGATTCTAATAATGCTCCCATTTTTTTGGTTTTTTATTTTTTTTAGTTTATTTTTATTTTTATTTTATTTTTGACATTAAATCTTTCATTCTTAAGAATTGAGGATTTTCATATGTTTTAGATTCAATTAAATTAACCGCAGATCCCGATGTTGGGGTTTTTTGAACGGTTCTTTCAAATGTCTCATTAACAAAATGACTCTCTTTACCTACGTTTGAAAGTTCGTCTTTTACTACTTTATACAAATTTTTAGATTCTTTAAGTGTTTCAACGGTATCAAATCTTTTTAAGATATTAATTTTTTCTTGTTTTGTTGTTGAGTGTTCAGTAAATAAACGAGTGGCATAAGCCAAGTTTGAATTAAACACCGCAACTTCATTTAATTTATCTCTAAATACATTCAATGCGTTTCTGTACTCTTCATTTTTTTCTCTAAGAATTTGTAATTCGGAATTACTAACACTTTCATGAGTTCTAACTCTTAATTTAGGTAAACTTTTTCTGTTCGGACTATTTCTACTTCCATTACCTAACGTACGTGCAGATTCTTTAGTTTCAATTTTCTTAACAGGTGTGTTTTTACCTTTTTCCATGTTTTCACCTTCCTTATATTCAAATTTTGGTTTACCCATACCAACACCTCTGGTTCCTTGTTTCATTTTTGTTTTGAACCCGTCACCTTGGTTTGGTTTTTTATCGTATTTAAATTTTGATGAATTACCCATTCCAATACCTTTTGATTTAAATTTAGATTTAGATTCAACAACAAATTCGTCATCATCATCATCACCAAATTCGTCATCATCTTCATCACCAAATAGATCTTCATCTTCAGGATCGATTTCCATATTAAAACGTTCGATCATTTCAGGATCAAATATTTCATCATCATCTTCTTCATCAAAGTTATTACCCATATTAAAACGTTCCATCATTTCAGGATTAAATTTTCCTTTTAAATGACTTTCATACGAATCTTCATCTTCATCATCATCAGTATCATCTAGTTCAACTTCATAGATAGTTTTAGTGTTGTCTTCGTCTTCGTCTTCTTCTTCGAGTTCTTGGTCAAGATAGAATTCATCATCATCTTGCTCAGATTCACTTAGTTGTATAACATACTCAACGTCGTTATTTTCATCAGATAAATGTATCATTCCTTCTTCTTTTTTTACAATTACCCCATCTTCAGGACCCATAGCTCTAAACACTTTTAAAACGTCTTCGGTCGATGCGTCTGTTAGGTCAATTGTTTCATCGTCTGCATCTAGGTCAAGTTCATCTCCCATATCTACATCCAAATTATCAACGTCATCATCAGATACGTCAGTATCATCAAATTCGGCATCTACTTCAATCTCATCTTCTTGTTCGTTAAGAGATTCTTTTACTAATGATCTGATTTCTTCCTTCATTGTAGAAGCAAGTATTCCTTTTGCATTTTCGTTAATAACTTCTTCCAAATTTCGCATTTGTAAGAAAGTATCTTCAACTAATGATTTTTGTTTGTTCATTATAGTTTGGTTATTTTACAATATAAATAGTGTGGTTTTCAAAAAAATTCAATTTTTATTAATTTTATTGCAAAAAAAATGGAGATATTTAAAAATACCTCCAATTTAAAAAATTAATTAGTTTAAAATTTATTTAATTACTTCATCAATTTTACTTTCAGTTATGGATGTGATTCTCCAATCCATTGTGTAATGTTCATAAACTTTTGTTACTTTAGATTCGACATCAGTAGGGGAGTAACCCAATACTAATTTTTCTTCTCTAACTTTTTTAACTTTTCCTGATTCGTTATCTAACAAATCTGATGTGATCTTCGCCACAAAATACTTTTCTCCTTGTTCCATAGTTTAATTATTTATTATTTTTTTAAATAATCGGATAATCTTTTCATTAAGTCAAGCGATTTGTTACCAGAATCCCCAATATTTCTTTCAACGGACATCTTTTTTTCTTCATCTAAGTTTTCTTCATAATTCATTCTCTCATTTTTATCTAAGAATAGATACGCTCCAGGCGTTGATGGGGACGAAACTAAATCAAAACAAATTAATTCAAAATCTTCTTGAACTTCATTTTGTTCACCCACTTTTTTAAGTGATCCTACACCACGAGAAGAAATACCTAAAGTAACACCTTGTCGTAAATAGTTTGCTGCCAGATCCCCCTTTGTTGATACGATTCCTCTTTCATGAAATCCAGGACTTGTAAGTAATTTTAATTTCCCCAACAATACAGGACCCTCCCACCATACTTCAGTAATTAGGTGAGAAACTCTATCTAAATCAATTAAAGATGACTCAGGGTGATTAAGTTCAGATAAAGAAGTTCCTTTCTCTATCATCTTCTTATAATTTTCAGATTCTCTTTTTAATATTTTTTCAGGATATATTCTACCATTTCTATTTGGTGTATCGTATTTTTGTAATACGGCATAGAATTCAAATGGTTTAGAATGGTCAAGCATATTTCTTGACTCATTTAATGTACTTAAATTACGACTCTCATTTGGATTAATATAACCAGCGTCATATTCAATAAGAATTCCTTTTTTATTAGATTCTTGTGGACCTAAAATTTTATAACCGTTCATAGTATTTTTTTATTATAAATACTAAACTTTTTCGGTTTTTACTTTAATAGGTTTAACATTACCTGTTTTTGTTAAATAAAATTTAAAGTATTCATTATTATATAAGATATCATTATATATTCCTTTTATAATTTCTTTTAATTTACGTTTAAGTAATAAACCTTTAAAATCCATTTCATTAATTAAATAAATATTTATTTCTACATTCATAAATGATTTCTTTTTTATTGATAGTCCACTTGTTCTAAGATCCGTATCAACAATAAACTTATCATCAAAAAAATTTTTATCTATGTGATTATATATTGAATGCTTTATAGACCTGTTCATATTTAAAACCACTCTTGCCCAATTTTCAACATCATATTTTGGTTCGACCCAAGTCTGTAAATTTAAGTAAAGTGATTTAAAGTTTTTGGAATCTACTGTTCCATAAGTAATTTTTGAGTTTTTGAATCCACTCATTTTTGCGGTTTTTCCTTTTTTCATTTGTATTTTTCATAAAAACAATGTTTATTTTATAAAATAATAAGCATTTATCTGATATATATCAAATATAAAATAAAATATAAAATTAATATATGTTAATAGTACATGTTAAAAAAAATGGGGGGATTGAAAGGGCTCTTAAAGAATTAAAGAGTAAGATAATTAAAACAAGACAAAATTCTAATTTAAATAAAAGAAAAGAATTTACTAAAAAATCTGTGAAAAATAGGGAAGTGTTAAATAAAGCCACTTATCGTCAAAAGTTAAAAGATAACGATTAAAGATTTTCATTTAATTGTTGTAGTTTAATATAGTTTAAGGTATCAAATGATTCGGTACTAATTTTTTCAATTGTTTCATCGATTCTTTTTATAACTTCTTCATCATTATCATCTTCTTGAAGTTTTTCTAACTTAGAAATTATTTTATCTTTTAATGAATCATAGTTTTCTTTTAATTTATTTGTATCGGAAGATAAAAGTGTTTTTAATTTTTTTTGGTCAGATTCATTAAGATTGGTAATATAATCTTTAATTGTTTTATTTGCAATGTTTACCATGGTATTTAATGGTATATTAATAGGTTCTTTTTTATCCTTTGGTATTTTTGTTATATTTTCTAAAATTATTTTTTTACTTGTAATTTTTTCTTCTAATTTAGTAATACCATTTGAAAATAAATCATCAATTACATCATATTCATTATTATAATCAGATCCATAAACCCAATCTGTTATGGGTTTAATGTCCTTATTTGATATTTTATTTATTGTGTTTTCATAAATACTTATACTCTTATTAATAAATTCGTTAGCAATTGATTCACTCAATCCCTTGTTTGAATTTAATTCATCATAAAGATAAAAAAGTTTGGATATGTTTTTATTTTTTAAAACAACTGAATTAAATTTTAATATTTCAGTCTTAGTTGTGTTGTTTTTATACGACTCAACTAACTTATTTTCTATTTTTGATTTTAATTTTCCGAATCTCATAATTTTTTTATTATAAATATCAATCTCTTAGTAATTTGCTCAATTCATTTTCCATTGAACCTAAAGAATTTTTACCTTTAGATAAGTCAATGTACTTATCACCATAAATATCATCATTCTCTAATAGAATACTTAAATTATCATTTTTTTTATTTTCAGGTAATGTTTCTTCTGCGGGTGGTGCTGGTTCAGAAGGTTCTGCCCCACCACCAAAATCAGGTAACGAACCACCACCACCACTTGGAGGAGTAGGAGCATCTGATGGAGCATTTTCGGTAGATCCAGATTTAGTTTTATATAGTCTATCAACAATATCAAACATACCGGTATGTGTAATAACTGTTGCGGTATTTACCAATTCTGCGGCAACAGCTCTTTCTAATCTTTGTTGTTGAGTATCTAATTTAATATCTTCATCAGAGAATCCAAAAATGTGTTTCTTAGCCCAAGTTGCTGAGGTTGGTGCTAATGTATTTGGTATTTCAGCTACCAAATCTTTATACAACAAAACTTTTTCTTTCCAAACATCAATCATTAATAAATCCGCTTGTTTTGACGGGTTTGTTAATCCTAATGTAAAGTTTTGTAATTCATCTTCAAACCCTAAAATAAATAAATGTACAATTGCAATTTTATTCATTTCTGAAATCATTGCTTTTTGAATTTTATTAATTGTTCTTGCAAATCTTATATCTTGTAAGGATAAATTTTTACCATCACCAACAACCTCCTCAAATCCTAAATAAGCTTTTGGAACCCGTAAGGCGGTAACCAACTTTTTTTGAATATATTCAATATCCGCAATTTCAGATAAATTTGTTGCTCCAGGTAAAGTTTCAATTGGCATTGTTTGAGTCACATCACGAACAGGAACAAAGTAATCCTGATCTACCGCCATTTGATTAAATCTTAAATCCACGTTACCCGTTTTGTTATCAACAATTTGGTCACGTTTAAACTTATTCGCAACACGTTGTACGTATGCTTCAACATCTTTATCATCCATATTACCAACAAACACTTTAAACACCCTTCTTTCAGGTGCTCTTGAAGTTCTATAGATTAACATTGCGTCTTCAGATAACAATAGTTGTTTCCATATTCTTCTTGCTTTTTCTAACATTGATGTACCATAAGGTAATTTTCTGTCATCTCCTAGTAACCTAAAATGGGCAACCTCCCAACTATTAAATTCCATATCTTTTACTTTCCAATGGAATCTTAATCCTTTATCTTTTGGGTCTACTTCCGCATTAATTGATTTTGCTGCCATACCCCTTTCCAAACGTTCTATTTCAATGTTTGGTAATTGCATACATCCAACAACACCTTTTTCTGAGTCTAATTTTAGATATACAAAATTGTCACCATATTTACAGGTATTTCTTGTCCACATTTGTAAATTAGTGTTAACATCTAACACATTATTAAATAAATCTGTTAATATGCCTTTTACTCTTTTTGATTCAGAATATATTTGTAGTATATAACCGTCTTGATTAGGTGTGGTCGACTCTTCAGCATATATATCTAAAGCGGTGGATATCTCAGGAGTAAATTCCATTGATTCATAATCATAAAATGATGCCAGTCTTGTTGGTTCATAATAAATCGCTTGAGTATATAAATTATTTTCTATTTTTGCCCATTGACCCGACAAATACATAGATTGTTGTGCCTGTAGTTTTTCTTTTTCGTATTCCTGTTTATCAGTTGTTTTTAGTAATTCTTTCTTATCTAAAGAATATGTTGGCAAATCTTGACCTAAAAGTGAATTTGGTCCAAATGTTTTTGATAACCTTTGCCATATTGTAAGATTTTGATTGTTATTTTCCATATTAAAAAATTAAGTATAATGATAAATATCTAAATAGTTTGTCTTTTTACTTATTAAACCGTATTTGAGTTACAAATTTTAAATACTTATCTTCACCAACAATGATTGGGGACATATTTTTAACATGGACCTTGAGAAGTAAAAATCCCACTACTTTGTAAACCATAACTAATACCATCTGAATAATATCCGTCAACTGCTAGTGTAGTGCAAGAGTCATCTGTATAGACTGCAAACGCAGTGTCAAGTCTACAAGTAGGTACAAGACAAGGGGCACTTATATAGTATGTTGATTGTGGAGCACCACATGGATCGTCAAAGATATCATTGTAACCCAATTGAATTTCACAACAACTAGTTAATAGGGATGTATTACAAATTACTTGAGGTGAAACTGGGGTAACATTTGTGGAAGCAGAAAAAGGATTATAACATACAGTATATCCAGTGGTGCTAGGTCCACTTGTTCCACTTATTTGTCCGTAAGGGTAACAACATGAGTAATATGAGTATACGGTGTCCTTTGGTATAGTCCCTTCAACACAATTAACGGGTGTTTCAGTTGGTGTTGGTGTTGGTGTATTGGTTGGACTTTCAGTTGGAGTTTGAGTATTAGTTGGTGTTTGAGTGTTAGTTGGAGTTTGAGTGTTAGTTGGAGTTTGAGTGTTAGTTGGAGTTTGAGTGTTAGTTGGAGTTTGAGTATTTGTTGGAGTTTGAGTATTTGTTGGAGTTTGAGTATTTGTTGGAGTTTGAGTATTAGTTGGTGTTTGAGTGTTAGTTGGTGTTTGAGTATTTGTTGGGGTTACACTTGGTGTTGAGGTATTTGTTGGAGTTACACTTGGTGTTGAGGTATTTGTTGGTGTATTAGTTGGCGTATTTGTGGGTATTGGAGTATTTGTTGGTGTTACAGTATTAGTTGGTGTTGGTGTTACCGACGTACTTGGAGACTCTCTATGTTGATTTGGTAATGACCCCCTTTTATTCGAAAACCCTACATCAAAAACCTTAGCTGTTAACATATCTTGACCAGGTACAATTAAACTTGATCCACCCATTATTTTTCCCGATCTTCTCCTTACACTTAATCCCATTATATTTTATTAATAAATATTATCTACCCCCAAATAACCAACCGTATTTTTCGTAATCACCTCTACTTGGTCCACTATTATTTCTTCTTGAGTCATGTCCTATATTTGGCATTGTTGGGTTAAAATTAATTATATCCTTAACAGATTCATTATTACTTATGGTCCAAGACTCAATCATTGATTTTGTATGTTCTGTTACTTTTTCTAAACTTGAAAATGATGACTCCCCCACGTATAATGCCATGGCAATAGACATAATTAAATCATCGTGATGTCCTTTTTGGTGATCAGGTCTACCGTTTATATAAACAAAAGTATTCATTTCGTTATATAGTCTAGAACTATACATTCTAAATCCGTGTCTTAAACCCTCCTCAAATGCCGCAATGATCTGTACTCGTTTAGAATTAAAGTTAATTCCTGGTATTTTATCTACCGTTCTTGATGCCGACCTCCACATATTATTTTGATCAACACCATCAACATAAAGATTTTTATAATCAAATTCTTGTAATTTACGTACGGTTGTAATACCCATACCACCGGTAATATCAACTACAACAAATGCTGAATACATATTCGCCCATTTAAAGGCAACCTCAGCCAACGTATCTGGTGGAATTTTTCCAATATATTCTAACACCTGTTCTCTTGTGTCAAAATCAACAATTTGAATTGTACTAAAATCCTCACTATCACCACGAGAGACATCGACTCCCATAATATATTTGTGACCAACTTCCGCCTCTTTCCAAATCCATAATGAATTTCCCATCATTTTATTTTGGGGTTCCTTTAACATATTTTCACGAATTGTTTGTAACATATTAGAATCAAATACATTATCTCCAGATCCTAAAAAATTACATTCCAACTCTTGGGATACTTTTCTCTTATCGTATTTAAGTTTTTTTACCATACCCTCAAACCAAGAAGAACAAGGTTTATAACCTGTATCCATAATTGATTTTAGTTTAACGTAATCTCTTTCTACAAATGGGATCCCATCCCAACTAATAATATTATCATCAGTATACTCTTCTTTATTTAACAAATAATGAATAATATTCTCTGTTTTAACTAAATATAAATCTTTGGTATATCTTGGATCTCTAAACCAATACATTTCAGAAATTTTAAAATCATTGATATTTCTTAACGCTTGATCATATATTTCATAATAAATTTGGTCATAACCATTTGGTGTTGAAACCACAATTACCTTACCCCCTGTGGATAGGGATGCCATACAAGCCGCCCAAAAATCACTATCAGCTTCAATAAATGCTGCCTCATCAAATACAAGTATTGTGGGGGTAAATCCACGTAAAGCATCTTTTGATGTTGCAACCGCCTTCACTTCAGACCCATTAGTTAATTTATAATGTTTTTGTGCGTTTTTTTCTACCGCAAATCCAATACCAACCCAAGAAGGCCATTGACTAACAAAAGATCTAATTTTATTTGCCATTTCTTGAGATGTGTCAAGTTTATTAGCAATAATAAGAATTTTTTCAGGTTTATTTTTTTTTGCGAATGCCAATTTTTTTGATGCCCAAGCGGCGGTTACAGTTGTTACTCCGGCTTGTCGATATTTTAGAGCAATGTTTTCATTATAATTTTCATAATCTTCTAATAATGATATTTGATCGGGAAATAACTCTAACGGTACGTATTGTGAAACCGTATTATCATATGTTTGTAAGTAAGTTTTTAATGCGTAAGTTGTGTCTGTCATACATTTAACATACTCTAACATTACTTGTTCTTTAGATAAACCCATAAAAGTTTTTATTGATAAATATCAAAACCCCCAGTTATTTTCATAAAAGGGGGTTTTTAGTTATTTTAATAAATTATTAAAGACCTAATTGTTTAAGAATGTCATCATCGTCTTCATCATATCCAGGTTCATCTTCATCATCATTTTCGTTATTAAATTTATCGTACTGACTTTTAGCATCTTTTAAAATTTCTTCAAATTTACGTTTTGCCTTATTATTATCATTTTCATTGTCAGAAACAACATTTGCAATTACATTTTTTAAAAATTCTTCTGCAGGAATACTGTAAAGAATTTTTTCAAAATAAGGTTCATATTTTCTACCGTCGGCATCCATTAATTCATAAGGTAGTAATGTTCTTAATTTTCTAACTAACTCACCACCAACCCTAAATTGTGCTGGTTCATTTAACATGTTATCTGTTTGTCCCATAATATCCTGAGCCATTGATGGGTCCATTCCTCTCCATTGTTCTCTTGACGGAACCATTTTAAATGATTTGTCTAATTCATGTAATAAAATTGGGAATATTTGACCATTACCATAATATGTGTCAACATCATTTTCACCATCACTATCATCAAATTCTTCGTCATCATCATCATCATCGTCACCACCATCTAATTTACCTGAAGCTCCAGCGGCATTACCACCCAAACTATCGATTAACTGTTGATCAGTAAAATACATTAAATCATTTGCTGACATAATTTTATTATACAATGAGTATAATCTTGGATTAATTTCATCTAATCTATCTTTATATAGTTGATAAGCAAATTGACCTCTTTTACCGGATCCTTGGATTAGTGCGTTAATTACATTACGTTTTTCAATTTCAAGTTGTCGTATTTCATCTGGAGTTAACTCATCTACATCAAATGAGAAATTTGCTGGTAAGTCCAATTTTTTACTTTCTTTTGGTTTCATTTGAAACGATCCGGGATCAATAGGTTGTTCACCCAAAAAAGTTAACATGTTAAAATAAGGAAACTCATAAATAACACCCCCGTTTTGACCAGGTTTTTTAATTATTGTTTTTTGTTTTAACGATTGACTCATTGTAATATTTGGTGACATATGACCTCTTTCTTTTGCTGATATCTCAACTGCAAGGTCTCTCAAAGCTTCTCTATTTTGACTAGTTTCAAGACTCATTACCTCTCTTACTGCTGCCATTTGTTCCATTTGTATTGCTCTTTTTACTGATGGATCGGTAATATTTTCTTCCGTACCATAATAACGTTTTACGGAATCAACAATCTCTTTAAATCTTTTTCCTGCAATTCTCTCAACATCGGAAACTCCCTGTCTAAAAGATCTATTTTTAGCATATAATCCTTCGGGATCCTCAATTGAGGATTGAACCCTTGGGTCCATTCTTTCTGGATAATCTCCGTAATCTACAGGAGCTTCTTTAATTAATCTTTGTATTAATCTTTCTAAATATTTATTATCCATTGTTATTGAAATACTTGTTTAATTAACCCAATAAAATCTTGTTTCATTTTTTCTTTATTTTTTTTCTCTCCTCTTGGAGCTTCTTTAACTCCAGGGTTAGGGTCTTTAAAGGGGTTACCTCTTCTTTTTGGGGGTGTTCCTGGTTTAGTCGGAGCATCCTTCTCTTTTGTTCTTTCTTTTTCTTTTGTGTCGTTTTCTTCCATTGAACCCATAATCGGCATCATTTGATTTGGTCTTTTCATTCTTTTACCTTCAATGCCAGATTCATGTGAAAACATACTCATTTTTTTTGGGTTTCTCAACATCATGGAATTATTTTTTTCCATTTTTTCTGAAATTGTTTTTAGAATATCTCCTTTAGTCATTTTTGGTTCAATACGTCTTTCAATCATTCCCACTATTTTGTCTTCTAAAAATTTTTCATAAGCCTCATCCATTTTTTCAGGATTTTTCTTTTTGGGCATTGTCTTGTATTGTTTTTTTGATGTTGAATCAGAAAACTCTCTTGCCAATTCACACCATTTATTCTTTTTAACACCTTTACTTGTGTTACATTTTGCCCAAAAGAAATTTTGTTGAGATTGAGATTCAAACTTTTCTTTTAATTCACTTTCCGTAGTCGGCATACCATCTTCAGTTGCGTCAGGATCTTTTACAATATTAAATGTTGAGTCCTCATCCATTTCAGTTTTTTCATATACTTCATATGGTTTTTTCTCTGATTGTAATTTTGATTGAGTTGCTGAATCAGCACTAGAAACCATAGTTATTTCATTAGTTTCTTTTTTATTAAATCTTTCCACTAAAGATTTTGTTTGTGAATCATTTAATTTTGAAAGAAAAGACGATGATAAACCGTTTTCTAATAAAAATTGTATGTCTTTTTTAGTTCTCATATACTACTTTTTTTTCAAATTCAAGAACAATGTCTCGCTCGTATAGTTTATCTTTAACAACTTGTTCCGTTTCTCCAAATTTAAAGACAAGTCTTTTTATAATGGAAAAATCAATATCATTATTTTCTTTTTCCCAACCTAAAGATATAACACCATCCATAGAATCTAACATTGAAAATAAATCAGAATCTTGAATTAACTCTAAACTAACCTCACCATTTGTTAACACACCAACTTTTTTAATATGTTCAACATCTGGTGGTGTTGGATATCCATTTGCGGGTTTTAATTCCCAATTGTCTCCCCACACTTCTAATGTATCAGAAAAAATAAATTCATAAATGTTATCCCCTTTATAGTTAGGTCCCATTCCATTTATGTAAATTAATTTATTCATGAAATTGATCCATTTCGTGTAATCTTAGTATCAGGAATACCATTACCGTTATTAAAAATTAAATTTCCTTTATTAGTAACACCAACCAAAGAAGATTTTGGGTTATTTTCCATAAATTTTAATGATGATCTTTCTTGTCTTATTGATTCTGATAATCTAACAATCTCGGATTTATTAAAATCACTCATTTCTTTTTTTAATTTTCTTTGATTTTCTTCTTGTATTGTTTTTTCTTTAACATCAGTATTAAAATATTTTGAAATAATTCTATCAATTTTTGATTCTCCAAATGTTCCGTGAGATAAAGTTGGATATGATTTATGTTTCATTTTTGATCCGTGTCTTGGATATTCATCTTCTTCTTCTTCATAATCATTTAGATCAAACATACTGTCTCCCATTGTTAATTCTTGTCTCATGTTTCTACTAAATGCTGACGGAATTTTTTCATTAAGAGCGTCTTCTAAACTCATAATCTCTTTCATTTCCCCTCCTTCTGATGGTGGAGGTAATTCTTGATCACCCATTCCTTCTTCATCACCCATTCCTTCTTCATCACCCATTTCAGGATTGTCATTAAGATCATCTTCTTCAACACCTTCTAATCGGTCAATTATTTCTTCTACATCGTCATCATTTAAAGTTGTTAAATCTAATGAAGATAAAACAGAATTTATAACATATTTAACGTCATCTCCACTCATTTCTTCTTCTTCATTACTATTATAAGCTCTAATTTTTTGTGCTAATTTACCTGTAAGTTTTTGAATAATTTTCATTGTAACTGGTTCGTCATCATCCTCTTCTTCATCTGATCCCATTCCGTCAAAATCAACATCTTCATCAGAAGATAGTGAATCGTCAGTTGCCACAGGTTCTGCTGTAGGTGCTGCAACAGGTGCTGCAACAGGTGCTGCAACAGGTGCCGCAACAGGTGCTGCAACAGGTGCCGGGGTTTGTTCGTCAAGTTCAATATCATCTGTACCATACGACTCTTCGTTTGTAGGTCTTCTTTTTAAGATGTATTTTTTGTCTTCATTAAATAATGAAGTCCCGTTCTCATTTTCAAATAAAGTATTTAATTCTTTAGCGATTAAATTCATTCTTTTGAATGCTTGAGAATATGATGCGTAATATTGTCTATTTTTCATAGGTGCAATATATTCGTTTTCAGATTCATTAATTGATTTCTTTATAATATAACCCGATTTTTCTTTCACAATTTGGTATTTATGTCCATCTGCTAAATTGATAGAGTATTCTGTAGATTTAGATTCATTAATAGAATTTGGAACATTCTCTTTGTAACGAGAAATTTCAATAATTCTTTTAATTTTATCCATTCCCTCTAATTTTTCACTACCAATCGGTCTTAAGTTTCCCATTTTTTTGTTTTTTTAAAAATATTATTTTTCTTATAAATATATTAATACTTATGTTTATTTGTTGTTTTATAAAATTATTGTTTCATGGATAACTTTTTATTAATAATTTTAATCGGTAGGTCGTATAATTTTTCAATATAACCATTTCTTCTGAGGAGTTTAAAAACCAAATTTTCTAAAGACATTTCACCACCTTTTTCTAATCCACAATTTCTAAAATTTTTTAATTTTTCTTTATATTTTTTTACAATATTTTTTATCTCTTCAGGGTCTTCGTCTTTTATGTTGTCAACAACACCATCAATAATCCTCATCCATTGTTTGGACCTTTCTTTAATTAATTCTTTGTCTATAGTTTCTTTATTAATTTTTTCGGGTTCATTCATCCACATATCGTAAAGAATTGAATATACCCCACTACTAAATGCTTCTGTGTTTTCATCTTGAACAAAACACTCAACATCATACCCAAACATAGTTATATCATGTTTTTGGTTAAAAATAATTTTTTTCAAATCAAAAAATTCTAAATACAAATCTTTGGTGTTTTCAGAAAATTGATTAAAATTTACAACAATATGTAAATCTATATCTGAATATTTTG